GTCTGGAAGCGCGCTCAAAAAAGGTAGGGGTCATACGATCTCGCTTAGAACTATTGCATTGAGTGCAGCAAGCCACCATATTAGAAGCTTCATCAGTTCCACCTTTGCTGATAGGTATTAGATGATCAACTGTAGTCGCTTCTAGCCCGCAATAGTGGCAAGTATTGTAATCTCTTTGAAGCACTTGAAGTCTTGTCTTTTGGTAGTAGCTAGAGTTATAGCGTCTGCTCAATGCCAGCCCTTGGTCTCTAAGTGTTGCAAGGCATCGCAAGCGCATTTATATCTATGTCTTATGTATTTAATATGTGCATCTATCTGCTGCCTAGGGCTAAGGTCTCTATACCAAGTAGAACGCATCTGACCAAGGCCATAGTGTGACCCATTACGAGCCTTTGGATTCCATCTACTCTCTTTATAAATTAACCAGTTATAACATTGGAATTCTGACCAATCCATTTTATTGTAAGCATAAAGCTTTAGATTCATATCTGCATTTGCTGGCTTTGGATTGAATATTAATAGTAAAGCAGCTATAACGCCTGTCGCTATCAAGCGAAGGCAATGGCCCCCCTCAACCTCTGTTGCAGGGCCAGCTGCGCGCCCGCACTGTGGCGAGAGTGTAGCACCTAAGTCAAGTCGATTTAACATAAGTCCTGTTCAGAGCGGTGTTTCATATCCACACCATCTGGCATATCAATATGATCATCTACATCTCTCCAGATTGGATATATATCATCTTTCATTCTAACTCCCATATCTTCTTAAATTCTAACTGACCTGATTGAAACGCGTTCTTCAGCGTTTCTTTGCCATCACTATGGAATTTAGTCATTAAATAAGGCTCTGACTGACTGCCTTCCAACCAATCAATTACTTCACCATTTGGATCAATAACCATATCGTCCAGATAATTGAACTTATCTAATATCGCATCAACTGATGATTCTCTGACCGATTCGACTATTTCGCTTGGGATATTAGCTTTAACCCAATCAACGAATCGCTTATCTGACTTGATGACCCACTTAAATTTAGGCTTAGTAGTAGTTACATAGGCAATAACATCATCGCCATATTCAGCCTTGACCCTATCTGCCCCAATAGCGTCCATTTCGGCCTGTAGGGCTGCTCTTAGCCTATCCTTGGCTTTCTTAGCCTCATCAGCTATTAGGCTGACTGCCGCTAGTTCCAGACTCAGTTCCTTGATTCCCATTCCTACGCTCCCTTTCTTTAGCTCTTCTTAACCTAGTTTCAAGCGATTCTAGGTTGATACCGCAATCTTTAGCAATAAACTCTTTATCAAATCCCCACTCCATCAGTTGACGGATATATCTAATTGAGTGGGGTCTGCTTATTTCTTCCCTGCCCATCCTTCTCCTTTGAATATTGCTGGCGTTGGATGCCATACGCGCCACATAGGCACATTGCAATTATCGCAGGTTACTTCATATTTCTGAACTATTGATGCAACTAACTCTCTTGATTTATCGCATTTGTCGCATCGATATTCATAAATTGGCATTGTAAGGCCTTTCTAGGGTCTCGCCACCAGTCCAGTAGCGTTCTGATATTGATTCAAGTCCAGCAGCTAATCGGCATATTCGACATTTTGCTGCCTTCATCTTCCATTTACCGCATTGGTCGCACCGGACAATATCGTCCTCTTTAGCAGTTACGCGATCTGCTGGATAGATAATTCTTTGCATAAAGCACCGTTGGCATTCAACTAGCCATACTTCTTCAGGTGCTTCAGCAATATCTGTTGAATCGTATTTATGCAACTCAATATGCGGAGTAACTAGCTTGCAATTTGAGCAGATAAATGGATGGGCATCTTGCTTCATTTCTGAAAGACCCAATGCCCATCTGAACCAACTCTCATCCACTTAGCAGGATGACCGGACTTAGGTGTTGGACATACCCAGCCCCTATATTCTTTGCCTTCTTTAGTGCCAGTCTTCAGCACCATTGGTCCATCGCCACCAGAGCAAAGCGGTATTTCATCGATTATCTCAGCACCTAATTGATTTGCTATCTGGCTTACATCCCAGACAATTGGCTCAGGATCATTAGGGCGCTGCTCTTTTATGAATTCCGCAAGAGCTGGCTTAGTCGTTTCAATTGCCTTCTTTGGGCTCGGTTTAGTCTTAGCGAAGTATCCAGCGAGGTTAAGTGCGCGTCCCAACGATCCAGTTTCCGCAAGCTCGAGTGCATATTGCTTGGATTTAGACTCACTGGATAAACCTGTAGTCCAAGGATGTGCGTCAGCTTCAGTGCGATATAACTCAGTTTTAATGATATAGACATCACAATTAGCCACAAGCGACTCCGCCAAGATATGAGTCTTGATTCTATAATCTGGATAAGCATTTATAAACTCCTTCAATCGGTCTTGAACTGAAACATAATCATCAAGGTAATTCGACATTTAACTTCTCTCTCCCTGCGAAATTACTTATCGCATCGTCTAACTGTTCTTTCAATGAATAAAATGTGCCATCTGGCCAGTTCTGTGCTTCATCGGCGCAAGGCTGGCAATAAAACCTGACTTGTGCTTTTCGAAGCGGTGTCTCGCTTTGGACTTTCCAGACTGCTGGAGTCATAGCTCTCAAATCCCAGCCGTTCTTATTTGTCCCCCAGCGATATTTGCAGTAATCGCAGTATTGATTTTGATTATGATTGCGAGTCAGACTCAATGTCGTCCCAATCTTCTGGAGTAGAAAATCTGCATCGACCCAAGATAGCGGCGTATCCAATGAGATCGAGATACGAATCCTCGCGCTCTGGACTTTCCACCATTCTTGAGAGTTTTGTTGCAATAGCAATAAGTGCCAATTCAGATGGGTCTCTGAGCTGAATACCGAGTGCTCTCGCGATTTTGTAAATGCGTAGAAAATTGTGCCGCGGGTCTCCATACTCAATCCCTCGGTCGAATAAGGTAGCACCAGCTTCTTCAAGCCATTCACTTAACGATTTCTGCGTATCGGACACTTGACCTGCCTCTCTTATAGCCTTCATTAAAAGCTTTGGCTTTGGCTGAAGTAAATAAACTCCAGATATAAAGGCCGATAAATGGAACTCCAATGATTATTCCTACTACTGCTTCATCAGATAAATTAGGCAACATCTGCGCTCACCCCATATTTATCAAGCCAGTATGCAGAGATTTCAGCTTTAGATAATCTGCCTCTTAGCTGCTTCTTACCCATCCGCTCTTTAGCGAATCGCCTGATTATTGATCCCTTAACCCAATTTGTCTCATCAGTCCAAGCCCCTGCTTGAGAATCAAATCGAATAAGAGCTACTTTATTTACCATTTTGCTCCCGTTCTGTAATCCCTAAATGGATTAACGGGCTAAATGTATTTGATTAAATCTATTTAGACCAGCAATAAATCGGCGAGTCGTATATCTAAAAAACCAGCAAGTCTCTCATTGGTGGCTTTGTTGCCGAAGTCAGTAGTTATAGGCAACCGCTTTAAAGCCCATTCAGGCTCGGTTATAGCCCCTAAATCGAACTGATAGACCCCGTGAGGGGTTGAATTGATATAGAGGGTCTTAGCGCCGGTTCTAGCCCTTATATCGGCCAAATAATCCCACTTCTTCTTCTCAATCATCAAAGTATCGTAATGAGTCCTACGACACTTAAGCTCGATATAGGAATTGTGGGTAATGCCATCTGCTCGGTCGGTCGCTGATAAGGGCGTCAAGTCTGGATAAAGCGACTTGAGAGCCTCAAAGAGTTCAACCTCTCGAAAGTAGATTAGTTGTCCTCTTCTCCATCTTCCCAACCAACCTTCTTAATTGGGTCATCGGCGGGGACTATCCAATCGGGATAAGAACTGCGATCCATAGCGAAGGCCAGCGAAGTGCCTTCATCCATTCCTGCTCTGCGACAAGCTTTATAAACTTCATTGGCAGCAATAGCCCAGAAATCAAGTTTTGTTAATGGGGTTTCTTTAGTAGTCCTGCGTCTCTTCGGACGCTTGACTGGCTTCTTACTTACGCGCTTTCGCGTTGCCATTTCTGACCCCTTTCGCTAGGGCCAATTCTAGCTGAGACTCCATTTTATCAAGGCGCGACACTATTGGAATATTCTCCAATTTGATTATGTAGCGAAGGCCAGCAATCAGTAAAGCAATAGATCCCAATACTGAGGCAACTAAGGTTGCAAGCTCGGGCGCTGGCATTACTTGACTCTGCCGTAACGCTCATAATTTGGGTTAAGCCAATTGATGATGCTAGGCAAGACTGATACGAGAGCTGCATTGGCAATTGCATCGACATCTAGGCCGACTGCTAGATAGGTCGCTAGTGCCGTTGCTAGGAATGTCTTGGCCCAGCTCTCTGCCATTTTCTTTAAGTCGCTCATTAGCTTCTCCTTCGAGGTTGAAAAAACTGCCATCTTTGTCTCCCAAAGTTGTAAATGAAATATGGAAATGCGACCGGTGAGGATTGGAGCCTCTGTAAGTTCTGCGCTTCCATCCAAGTATCGGACTCATAATCTTTCCATCAAAAATAATATAAGCAATTCTTTTATCGCCATTTTTGCCTAACTTACGAATCTTTTCAACTAATGCGTAAGCTTCTTCTTTGTGAGCCGATAAATCAGCATCAATATCTATCGCTCTAACGATTCCTGACTTAGAGTCTGGTATATGGTCAGAAGTGCCTTTTGCAAGATGCCGAGCATCAGCCACCCAGCCATCAGACTTACGATCCCTATCAGGATAATCATCATCTATCTGATTCCTTAATTGAATTCCAGCAGCGCAAAGTTTTGCCACTATTTACCTAATTTAAGCCCATCAGGGATTGGCTGCTCATAATCCCATTTTTCAATGTAATCACCTAAACCATCAGAATCGTTGCGCAATACAATGCCCATTCGATTCAAATCTTTATCAATTAATTCAGAATAGACATCGATAATCTGTTCATACAAGTTCATATTAACTCCTAATCCATACGCCTGCAAAGTAAGTCTTTGTAGTTCCATTGTAGAAATATTCACTTGGCGTTCCACTTCTTATATAACCATAAAGCTCAACATAATCAGTTGAGCCATTTAGATAAATCAAATCGCTAACAATTGAAGTTCCTTCGTCTTGCGGTGCATTGCCTTTGGTTCCAAGACTTTCTACTGCACCATTTTTGTAAATTGCAGACCAGACATAAATTCCAATTGATTCTTGGGCTTCTCCATTTAATTTGCCTGTTAAATTGTAATAGCCAGCAACATTTGGCGTAAATCGGAAGTTAGTTGTGCTATCAAAGCAAGAAGCTGTGTCAAAAGTTTCACCATTGAGTTGAACTTTTGTCCAAGTATCAGCCGTTACCGACTGCGTTGATGTATTTCTAAAAGCTCTAAAAGCTGGACCTGAACTTCCGCTAGGCGCAACCCATTTTAACCCTGTTGCTTCAGTAGAATCCGCCGTTAAAACTGTTCCGTTAGCTCCAACACCTAAACGAGCATCAACTGTTGAAAAGGTAAATACATCACCTTTAGTTGTTAATGGTGTTTGATCTGATGGAGTAGCCCAACTTGGCACTCCAGCTGCAACTGTTAAAACTTGTCCTGTTGATCCAATGGGTAATCTGGTATTGGTATTAGCGGTCGCTGATCTATAAGCAATATCGCCAGTCGTAGTTTCAGGATTAAGGTTCTTAGTTGTGGTATCAATTGAATTGCCAAGCGTTCTGATGGCAGCTGCGCCATCCTTGACTAAATCTGTATCGTCTGGGGTTTCCCAGTTGTAATTCGTTGTATTGGCCATTTAGCTAATAACTCCTATCGCATCTTGCCATTCTAAGGTATTGAGCACACTATTCCAGCTTTCTGCTGCATTGACCTGAGCCCATTGTTGGGCAAAGGCCGAGAACTCTGTTGGGGTAGCCAAGAAGGTAACTGATAGGCCCGAGACTGACGCATTAAAAGTCCAGCCCTCTATAAAGCCAGTAAATTCGCCACCGAGGATATTAAGAGGCAGGTTGGTAATTCTGACTGGCTGGCCCATAAATATATTTAATAGGGCGTTTCTATCAGCGTTATCTATCTCTGGCGATTGCAGGGCGAAGGTAATCGATTGGAAGGTATTTCTAGGCCAAGCCCTGAGACCAATAAGGCGATCTGCTACATCCTCGACATCAGCCGCGTTCTTTAGGTAACTGTTAAATTGCTCGGCAAATAGGCCGTATTCGGCCTGAGAGTCTAAATCCTGAGCGGTATAGGAGCTATTAAAATTGTTGCCATAATCCATAATTATCTTATTGCTTAAATCGCCTTGGCGCTGAATTACGCCGATGCCAGAAGCGATGGCGTGAGAAGCGTCTAAGTCTGTGTAGCCATTGGCTATTAAATAATCTTGGCGATGACTGGCATCAGCATAGTTAATATTGCCGTTGGCATCTTCATACATATAGCCAAGAGCTGAACTAGCAATTTGATTGATGATTGGATAGATAATGCTATCCGAAATTTGACGGCTTACCATCGTATATTCCCCAGCATCAATTGTTCCAAAGCCAATATTTCCAGCTTGCGCCCAAGTTTCTGTCGCATTGTAAGTTGCCCAAGTCTCGGCTGGTGGCAATTCATTCCAACTAGATAGCAATAGTTCATCTAGTAAATCCGTAATCTGCGCGCCGTCTAAACCTTCGGCTAAATTGCCGTTAAATATTGCTCTCTGCGTTCTAGCCAAAGCTCCAATCGCAGTAATTCTTAGGCTAGTAATTACCGCGCTAGATCCTGCGCTTCTGACTATTTGCCTTAAGTCTGAAATGCGACCGCCAAAGATAGAAACATAAGCGCCAGTCGTATCTTTGACTTCGATAGTTACTGCGGTGTTAATACTAAAATCATAATTAGTGCCATCAGTATTTATTACTTCTAGCGAGCAATAACCTGCTGGGGTAGGTGAGTTAATATCCTGACGGCCAGAGGTAATAGTTAGGTTGCTTAAAGTAACCGAGGTTAATTCAGAACCATTAACTGAAATCTTCCAATCGGGAGTCCAGAGTGTCATAAGATTTGAGCCGAAGTCCTAAGATCACCAGCGCCAGTAGTTCCGCGATTAGTCGAGTTATTAAGCGCCAAGATAACTGCTCTAGTAAATCCTTCTTCATCGATAGCGGATGGAGCATTAACATTAATTACCACATTGCCGCGTTCGTCTCCGCGTCTAGCAGCTGCAACATCAAAACCAGATGGGATTGCCTTGCCAGTTGGATTCAACCCTGATGGGAAACTAGGCATAGTGCCTGTAACCACTGGAGCAATTATCTTGCCACCGCCAATTCCACTTGCAATAGAACCGCCACCAGTTGAACCGCCACCGCTAATAACTGGCGTTCCAGCAGTAAAGCCTGATGGAAGACTAGATGATGGGACTGTGTTACTTCCAGTTCCTGCTGCTGCATTGGCTTGATTATCAAATAACTTGGTCGCAGCAATAATTGCGCCAACTACGGCTGCGCCAGTTGCTAGACCAGCCAACGGATTCAAAGCAAATCGAGATGCGATAGCAGCGGCTACCGCGCTATTTCTTAAAGCAACATAAGCCGCGACTAGCCCTTGGATTAGAAGAATAGTCGCTTGCACTCCAGCTGCTATCTTGCTTACTACGAATACCGTCGCTAATACTCCAGCAACTATGAAGAGCTCATCCTTGAGATCAATAACTGTATTGATAAAGCCTCTTACCTTCTTACCCCATTCAACTGCAACCTTCTGAGATTCAGTCAAGCCTTCGTTTAACCCATCGCTTCCAGTTAAGCCTGAAATAAATGCCTCAAGTGCTGGGATAAAGTTTTCTAATATCCAAGCAGTCAATTCTTGGACAACTGGTAGCAAAGCTGCGCCAATAGATTCCTTAGCTTCATCAAGGGCTATCTTGACGCGCTCCATTTGCTTAGTTGTCGTCTCTGCTTCATTCTCAGCAAATTGACCAAAGGTGCTAGTTAGTTGATTAAAAGTTTGATCAAAGGTTTGCGAGGCTAGATCAGTTTTATCTATGCCTAAGCCCAATTTGCCAAGCGCGGTGGTATTGCCATCATAAGCTCTGCCAAGGGCGTTAGTAACTGTCTCTAATGGCTTGCCCGTTGCTGCACTTAAATCTAGTGCTAAATTTAGTAGCTTCTGGGCTTCTTCAACATCCTGAGTAGATCTAACTAGACGGGTAAAGGCTGGACGCAAGCCATCATCAGCAACGCCAATAGCAATTGAGGTTTGCTTTATATATTGCTCAACGCCTTCAATCTGTTTAGCGGTTGCGCCAGTAGTGGCTTCAATCGTTGCAGCTAAACGCTTTTGAGCGGTCTCATCCTCGGCTGCTGCTTTAACTGCGCTAACGGCAAATGCCCCAATAGCTGCTCCAGCGGCAGCAAAGGCAATAGCAGCCTTCTTACCAAATTCAGCTGCGCGCTCGCCAATAGAATCAATGTCTTTAGAGCCAGCCGCTAACTTCTTTTGGAAGTCCGCCGTATCTGCTAAAAGCTTGAGCGTTAAGGCTCTTGAATCAGATGCCACCGATGCCCCACTTATCTAATATTTTATTAAATGCTCTAGTCCATTGTGCCACAATATTCTTCTGCTCTTGACGCAAAGTCGGATAAATAAACCATCCGCGAGAACCGCGCCCTTGTCTGCCAGAGTAGGCAGGGAATTGCTTAAATTTATTAGAACCAAATTCAAAGCCAGCCCAAAGCATTTGAGTATTAGCTCCACCGCTAAATCTCTGACTAGCAAAGCCATACTTAATTTCGCCAGTAGTGCTGGTCTTAGATACTTTAGATCCGCTAACGATTCGGTTAATAGCTTGTTGCCCTTTAACCCGAGTAGAAGCTTTGGCAGCAATTTGTTGCTGAAGATAAGTAGCAAGGTTATTAGAAACTTGGCGAGACTCGGCTTTGGCTTCATCGCCTAGTAAGGAGAAGGCTTTATAGACTTGCCGAAGCTCTGTCCGGTCAAATGCTGAGACTTCTTCAGCCATTGCTATCCCTCTCCTTTATCAGCTCGACTGCCGTTGCTACATCGTCCCAATCATCCCAATACTGCATCGGGATACCAGTCCTAAGAGCAACTATTACTAGTAGCCGCCTTACGCTATCGGGCTGATGGCTTTTGGGTCATCGTTGCCTGTCTTTATGTCGGCAACTGTTTCCATCCATACTTCAAAGCTCTTTATTGGCTTACCAGCGCTTTCGCGCTTATGAGCGTTATAGGCCAAGAACATTAAGTCCCAGATTCCTATATTTTCTTGAGCTTTCGTAATAGTGTGTCCAGTTGCCTTTTCCCACTTAGCCCACTCTGGCGGTTGAGCAATATAAGTTGCTGACTCGCCAGAGTTATATTCAATTGTGATTGATAGTTTCATAGCTCCCGATGCTCCGATCTCTTAGCTGAAGTTTTCTGATGGGGTTCCAACGACTGTCATCGTCCAAGTGTCAGTTAGCGCTCCTGGTGCTGCGCCCCCTGCTGCTGGGAAGATTGGCAATACGCTGAAAGTAAATACTGCGCCAGTTACGGCTGTAAAAGCAACTGTAAGTGTGGTGTTAGGTGCGGTTTCAGCATCAGTCCACATTGCTTCAAATAGAGAGCTTGCAACTCCCCAATCCTGTAGCAGTTCAATTGTGAATGTCCATTGCTTATCAACGGACTTATAAGCGCGACCATCGAGAGTTTGGTAAGTCTCAATGATTGTGTCGCAGCTTAAGACTGCGCTTGTTGCTTGGGCATCGTAGTTAGCGCTATCAAGTGTGAAGGTAACATCGCGCCCAGTTATTACTGTAGTTGGCATTTGGGTCTCCTATGCGGTTTGCTCGTAGCGGACGCTCAAGCGTATGTCTGCAACCAATAAATTGGTCGTTCCTACTGTTGTTACTGACGGCCTATCGACTGTCGATAACTCATACTTGGAAGCGTTGAGCGCTCCAAGAATACTAATGATCAATTGCTCTAAATTGTCTAGAGAAGCGGCGTTGCTGAAATACGCAACGCAAGCAGTTATGGTGTAATTTAACTTAACGCGAGTAGTTGATTTGCCTAAAACTTCAAGCTCCATATAAGGCGCATCTGGCACTACTACAATTGCTGGAACTATTGGCGCTTCTGGAACTGAGTCATAGATATTAGCGGTGCATCCAGCCAAAGCAGTCTTAATCGCGCCTCTAACATCTGTAGCAATTGTTGATGCTGGCATTAGCCCACCATAGTTTCAACATCAAGATAAGGGCCTAGAAGGCCAGTTACTTTGGCTAGTAAATTCTTAGATAGGCGGTAAGGGGTTACTGCAAAATCTACGCCTTCGATTGATCCACCAGCGGCGGTTCTGGACTGGAAGATTTCAACGGAGATAGCCAGAATAGCAGCTTCAGCATTGGGGTTTCCGACATAGGTCGATAATCCAGATAGCGCAGCGTTTCCTGCTGGGATGATATTTTTTTCCAATATGTCTGCATTGGTGATTGCGACTGTAAATACATAATCTGAAATCTCGTCATCGGTTACTGTGTGAGTGCCATTGAAAGGAGCTCCGCAGCCAGTAATAATTACGGATTGGCCTTCTGTAAATTCTTGAATTGTTGCAGTTTCAAAATAAGCAATATTATTGGTCAGCTTTACTTTGTTAATCTTGCTTTGGAAAGTAACTAGCATTGGGAGAACTAGATTCTCCGAGGCATCTACTATGTCGCCTAGATAAGCGTCTGAATATAGGGATGACGAAACGCCAAGTATTGTCCTAAGCTCTGTGGCCGTAACTATCGTTGGCATTTCGTCATCCTTTCAAGCAGTTAGGTGAGGGGCCAGCTCGGGAGCGGACTGGCCCTCACTTTTTTTAATTAACTACGCAACCATCCAACGATAAGCGCCAGCGCCTACCTTTGTTGCTAGTGCGCCATAACCATAGTAAGCAACCTTGATTTGACCAGTTGCTACCTGTGCAGTCTCCAAGCGGAAACGGCTTGACTCATACCAAGTATAAGCCTCTGGATTGATAATGATGATTGTGTTATCTCCAACACCTGAAGCAGTTGTTAGATTGCGATCTACGCGAAAGTTTAAGCCAAGTAGATTGCCAGTTGCGGAACCTGCTCCAAGATTTCCACCTTGATTCATATTGCCAATCAAGTTCTGGTAAATCGGACGGCCAGCATCGGCTAGATTCTGGATTGCGCCCCATTGCTGAGGAGAAGCAATAATGTTTTGTGCGAATCCGAGAGTGTTGGAATAGATTGAAACTCCAGCATCGGATACGAAGTCAAGAAGTCCAGCTGCATCAAGAGTGCGGTTTCCGCCATCTGTTCCACCAGCAATTAAGCCAGTTACTA